ATGATCTTTTCCATATCAACTACGTCTGCTTCGCCGTCGACATATTTTTCAACATCTCTAGAACTAAGAGCCCTAGCATAGTTTTCTAAATATTTTTTAAAGGTCTTTGATCTGATTCTGCGAAGTTCAATGTTCAGGTATTCGAGGATACCTTCAATTTCTTGAAGTTGATTAAATCGATGTGCTACAATTCCTGGTAAGGCGGCAGAAGTTTTTTCTATGTTGCCATAGACTTTAACCTCGCCCCTTGCCTGTTCTAATTCGGAATAGTAATGATCGATACAGCCTGGTAAGTGAGCAATATCATTGCTAACTTTGCTGTACCAGTTCATTAATAGTCCTCGTCTTCTTCGGAATAACCGTCGTCTTCTTCGTCTTCGAATTCTTTTTCTTCATCAACCACTGCCTTAACAGCAATGTCTAGATGAGGATCATATCCCATAAGAGCTTCAAGTGCGGCAATTTCGACATCCTTGCCTAACAAGAAATCAACGTACTGATGAGCAGCCAATTCTTTGTTTTTGTCTGGGATATATTCTCGGAAGGTATCCCATACCTCCATAATCAATGCTTCTTCCATTATGCTTCCTCAGTATCTTCAGCAACTACTGCCGCAATATCCATTGCAGCTTCGTCCCATTCATCCATAATAATTTTTAACTTGTCTTCAGTCCAACCTTTTCGGAAAAAAGAATGAACTTCGCCAGTTTCTTTACTTATATATTGTAGCTTATTTCCGCTCTTTGTCAAAACGTTTTTAGCTTCAAATAAGTCCACTAATCCGGACGTCGGTGCCATACCTGTTGCATACGGGATCTCAACTTGTACTGACTCAAATGGTTTTGCATAACGAGTTTTCATAATCTTACAAGCAGAACGGATACCGTTAACTGTTGTAGTCTTATTACCATCTGCGTCTGTTTTCAATTTCAATTTACGCATAGCAACTACAATAGAGCTAGCATAAATGAAGCCTTGGCCTCCACTGATCTTGTCATCAGGGTCAAACATATCCTGGCTAGCATAGGTGTGGTTAGTACAAACTAACCCAACGTTATAGCTACCAAACATGTTGACACAATTACGAACAAGAGATGTAAGTGCTTTGGGTTTACGGCCCATGTCACCTTTCATTTCGCCTGCTTCAAACTGATTTACGTCAGTAGGAGTCAACAACATGCCTAAAGAATCAATTACAAACAAAATTTTTGGACGTTCTTCCAACGGCATTGTTTTATATTCTTTCATGAATTCACTAATGGTTTTTGCCACGTCGTCAATCATAGCCATGTTAAGTTTTAGAAGTTTTTTCTCTGAAGTATCAACACCAAGTGCGTGTAGCCATGCTTCGTCAAGTGCATTTTCGCTATCAACTAGGATAACATACATGTCTTGCTCTTGTGCATGTTTAATAATGTTGCCTGAACAAATATAACTCTTACCTGCACCGCTTTCGCCTGCGAAAACAGTAACTTTACCAAGGGGGACCCCTTTATTAAAGTCCCCCGAGATCAAGTAGTTAAGAGCAAAGTTGCCAGTTGAAATCCAGTCAGTAGGATCGTTGAAGCCAATACCTAAGCCTTCAATAGACTTAGTGATGGACTTGCGAAACTTAGAAATATCAAATGATTTTGCCATTATGATCTCCTAAATTAAGCGGTTGCGTTACGTGCTTTAATCTTAGCTAAGATATCTTGAGCTCGTGAACTTGCTTCGCTTCCACCTGCTGGTGCAGTCGGTGCAGGAGTGAATGACTTTTCAGCTACTTGAACTTCTTCTTCCCACGGTGCCGCTTCTGCTACCGGAGTAGCAGCCATTGGAGCCGCCGGTGCTGGACGAGCAGCTGGGGCAGCAGATGCTGTACCCGAGGCGTTGTCACGACCACCATAACCTGCTGGCTTGAAGTATTGACCCCAACGTTCCATGTCAAATGCTTCACCGTCTACTGACGCTTCAAACATTTCTTTCATGACTTTGAGTTCAACATCGCCGGGCTTTTTAGGCAAGAATGACTTTAAGTCAAACGCACCGTATTGTGTCAAAGCTGCCTGTTCAGCATCACCTAGAGCACGTTCACGACGAGCCCATTGTGATGTAGAGTAGTCTGCATATCCGCCCTTGCTAGTTTTAACAATGCGGAAGTCCACACCGCGAAGTGTGTCAGTTGGCAATTCTTCCATATCAGGATCTAGCAAAGCTGCCTTGATAATGTTAAAGATTTGACTGCCGATAATGAATCGACGAATTGGATTTTCAGGAGTTTTGCCATCTTCTTTGTACTGGCTATCTACTACATAACCTTGGAACAGGTATGACTTCTTTTTCCAGTACTTACGACCCATGTCTTCCAAAGACTTGTCTTTAAACCAAGGGCGAACCTCAGTAAGAATTGGACATGTCTCGCCCCACATTTCCATACAAGGAACTTGCACAGTCACGGGCTTGGAATTTGCTTCACCTTTGACACCGGCGAAAGGCAATTTGATCATTGCACGTTCGATCCAGAAGAAGGTGTTGTTTGGATCAGCGTCAGGCAAGAAACGAACCGTTGCGGTTTGTCCTTCTGCGATGTTCCAATGGGGGTAAATTGCGTTGTCTCCACCGGATGAGCCACCAGTGTTTTGTTGAGATGATGCTTGAAGTTTTGCTCTAATTTCTGCTAACGTTGCCATAATGTTTTTCCTTAATGTTGATTTATTATGCCTCTTCTTTAAAGCCCACTGACTAAAAAGAAAAACTGTGCATACGGTTAAGTATACACAGCTTTATTTATCACTGCAACCTATTTGGTTGAAATTATTGAGCGAGTTCTGCCAACATGTGATAATGTAGATCGTACATTTCTAGGCCGTTGTGCTTGCCGTCAAAAATTCTATAGGGCTCGCCGCGGTACCCTGAAAACTTGTGTTCAGTTACTACATAGCCTTGTTCATTTAAGAAATTTACCACTTCTTCATATTTGACTTCATCAAAATACATGTGAAAATGGAACTCAATTGCTAGTGTAGGTTTAAACTTTTGAATAAATTCTTTGCCGCCTAGTATGACATCTAAGTCACTGCCTTCGGTGTCAATTTTTACAAGAATATTGTCACCAACTTTTGCTTCGTCAGATAGACTATCAAGAGTTATTGTCCTGATTCCTTCTTCTGTGCGGTCAATATTTTCGTATAAGTCTTTACCAAATACCGTAAATTGTCCCGAATCTGCAGAAGGGGTAGAAATTGATTTTACCTGATCTAACTCATTTGAACAGATATTTTTTAAGAATTTTACCTTGTTCTGTTGATCATTTATTTTGATTTTTGCAGCATCCAGTGCTTCAGTTGATGGCTCAACAAAGATAATTTTAGAATAGTCGTTGTATAACTGCGACGACCACATACCTACGTTCCCACCAATATCGATGAATAAATCACCTTGGAAATCGTATTCAAATGATTCAATTTTTTTTAACATTGCAACCTCATTAGCTAATCAATTAATTATCTATTAAGGTTGCTGTGACTTAAATTCTTGAAAGACCTGCTAGTTTTTTAATAGCTTCGAACTGCATTGTGGCTTCTTGTTGACTACGCATTGCTTCAGTTTTGGCCTGCATTTCTTCAACATACTTCTCTACAAGTTTGCCAACATGATCGCCAAATTGCTTGCCAGCCATAATGCCTAACTCAGTAGGACCTTTACGCCACTCGCCTAAACCCTGTTCTTGGGCGTGTTTATTATAGAAAGGTTTGATAAATTCTACAATTTCTTTCATTGACGGGCTACGACCTTCTGGCTTGCTTTCTTGATTTTCCATGTCTTCACCTTCTTCAGGCGTGTTATCCATGTTTCTCAATTCTGATAATGTATCACCTACAAAGTCTTCGTCATAGCTGATCATGTGACGTGCATGTTTTGGACTCATGTCAAGATGTTTAACTAATATCATGCCAATAGCACTGATCAATTCGTTTTCTTTTGCAGAATCGTATTTGATACCTTTATCAAAAAGAATTTTAGCAACCTGATAGCTTGTGCGATCTTCTGGGGCTTCCGCAACAGGTTGATCGACTGGCATTTCTGCAGGAGGTGCGGCTGGAGGCATTTCTGCAGGTGCAGGTGCAGGTTCAGCCGGCTGCTCTCCGCTTAGTTCTTGTGCAGCTTCTGGATCATCTTTCATCAGCCAAGATAAAATTGTGCCTTTAGGATCACCCTCTGGGTTTAATTGTGCGGCTGCTGTTAGTGCATTCTCTAGTGCATCATTAAACACTCCAATACCTTGCAGTGCTTCAATAGCACCGGTTGCATCTGGGCCGCCAAATGTTAAACCGTTGTCTAATAGATCTTTCAATGCCATAATAGTGTCAGGCTCTAGTGTACCTTCAGATACAGAGGTTGCCCAAGACTCAAATGCAGCAAAGTCATCAACTGGCATTGTTTCTTCACTAATATCTTCTTCAACTTCACCAAAACTTTCAAGATCAATTTCACTTGTTTCTTGCATAATTTTGTGGATCAGTGGAAAGTATTGTGCCAAGTCTTCTTTGAAATTCTTAACTGTAAACTTACTCTTGTAGTCTTCCATAGTGGCTTGATCTAACACAAAGCCGTCATCTTCATTAGATGGTTGAAGAGATTCTACCCATGATTCATAAAATTTCTGTCCGCCAAGTCCTTCGATTACTTTACGAATTTGTTCAAGTTTTACTTGACTGCGTTCAAGAATTTCATTTACTTCTTGATTCATGCCGTCGTGGTGTCCTACATGTCTTTTAAATGCAACTAGCTGACTTACTTTTTCGCTTAGAGAAATAATTTCTTTGCCTGCATCGTCGTACGGTCTGCCACCATTTGATACATGACGTTGCATTGCTTTAGCACCAGCCAAGTGGATGAAAGGATACTTAAAACGTTCACCGTCGGAGTTTTCAATATATAAGGAATTAATATTTCTACTTCTTGCACCCTTCTGTGTTTCGTCAACTACTTTAGAGTGACGTACAATCAGTCTAGTGTTTTCTAGTTTTCTCATGCTGGTCTTTGGACCTCTACCAATCATTGCAGACTCGTTCATATTGTTTTCCTTCGTTCCTGTTTGTGCAAGATATTGAAAATCATTCTTGTTTAAATTGCTTTTTGTAATGTCTCTAGTGTCAAATCGTAGCATTCTACGTTTGGCAAAATAACGCATTTCTCTTAAAAATTCATACCACTCATTAAGAGTAATAGTGTCTACGTCCTCAGTAATACCTTGACTATAGAAAACTTTTAAGCTGCCTAAATCGTTAATTGAAACACTAACACGACCTAAATTGTTGCCTTCAATGACAAAATCAAAGTCAAAAAATCGTGCATCTTTCGGTGCGGTGGTTATTGTGCCCTCGGCGTCACCCATCTCAACATTAGTGAAACGGCCGCGTACTTTGTCAAAGACGTCTTGTGCAATAAATTCGATGATATTCATATTAGCGTATTTATTAATAATGTGATACAAATATCGGCATGGGCAGATCAATATCGTCCATTGCCCTATCTTCTACCATTCGATCGTACACTGTAGGATCCCAATCACCTAACTGGCTGATCATCCGTACTGCTAGTAGCGTAGAAGATACTAGATCGTCGTGTTCATTGGTTTTTGCTTCAAAACTAATGCCTTTTGCAATATAAGTTTTAAGCTCACTGATTAGGGCTTTACTTTTAATTTTTAAACGTTTTTGTTCAATTAACTGCTTGAGCTTTGCACACGCGGATATTTTGCTTACATTTGTAGTGTTAAAACCTCTGCGGAATCGTCTCACGTGCCCTTTCTTAATGGGCTCGCTCATAAACATTCCGGGTATAGTTTCTTCGCCCATTTCGTTAATTGCAACTAGAGCAGCTTCTCCAACAGTATTGTTTTCTACTGAGTAATAGATCTGGCCTCTATTTTCGCTCTTTGAGCATTCATTATCGATGTGCTTGCAAATATCTCGCATGATTCTAACCTGCTGTTGAACTGGAGTAGTATTGTGATTCCACTCGCCTACTTGTTCAAAGCTAGGTACTTCAAATATCTGAAGTGCTGCATAATCCCCGCCCGTGCCCAGGCTTGGATCAAGAGACACAACATATATACTGTTAGGATCTATCTTCTTGTACCACCTTACCTGACCCATTTTCATGATCGGGTCAACACCTTCTAGATCAGATAATGTAATACTATTAATCAGAGTTTCGTCAAAAATCAAGAATTCGCAATCGTGTTCTCGACGGAATCTCTCCTCACCAATACGGGATTTTTCAGTGTCAGCCCACTCTTGGTCTCTGTCTGGATGCTCTCTCCAAAATGCTCTAAAGGGGAAGAATCCGTTACGACCAACTTCTTGTTCGTTCCCGTATTCGTCAAATTTCTTGTTTGCTTCTTTCCAGATCTGTGCAAACTGATCTTCGTCACTGTTTGGCGTAGAAGTAATAATCGCCTTACCACCAGTAGCTAGTGTAGGGCTAATAGACGTCCAGAATTCTGTAGCAATGTTAGGTTCAACGAATGCAAACTCATCAGCGTATAGTAAGGACAAAGATAAACCTCGACCAGTAGTCGGAGTAGTTGTCTGTGCAATAATACGTGAACCGTTGTCAAATTCAATGCTCTGTTTATTGTAACTCTTTACACCGCAACGAATATGATCGGGACATAATTCGTATGCATAACGAATACGCGACATAATTTCCTGGGCACCTGTATACTTGTGAGCTGCAACTAAGATAGTTGAATCAGGAATAAACATAGCGTACCATAACAGGTAGCCCGCCGCGGTAGTAGTTTTACCTGTTTGACGTGGTAGTAAATTTACATTAAATCGATGATCGTGATAACTGTCGATTAATCTTATCTGATATTCGAACGGTACATACTTCATCTTACCCTTAACTGGATGTTGGATGTAGAAGAAATTATCAAGAAAATAATGAGGGCCAATTACTGAATCAGTACATTTCATTAAATCTTCGATGTCCTGTTCTGTCCATTTCTGTGTAGAATAGGGCTTCTTGATTAAGTTATCGTATTTGTTAGCTGACATGTGAATATTTA